GGACGGAACGCCTAGCACGTCATTGCCAAGACCCAGCTCGAGCATGCCATTCGCCACGCCGCCAAATACCGTATGCACAGGCCTGTACCCGCTCGCCTGTTCGTTCCAGATCGTCGCGTCGTCATTCCATGCCTGGCTGTCGGAGTCCCAAGATTGTGGCGTGATCGTCGTGTAGCCAATCGATGCGTCGAGCACGCCAGGTAGATCGCGCAGGCCAACATCAATCCCTTCCGGATTGCCGATAGACGCCACCTCGATGCCTATCGCCTCAGTGCACAGCTTCGACGTGCCGGTCGGATAGGCGCAGGCAAGGACATTGCCGTTATCGGTCTTGTAAAAAAACACCGACGACGGCCATTGCTGGTTGATCGCATTGCTCAGGTAATCTTCCGCAACGCCATACAGCAACGATTGTAGCGAGTTTCCGTCATGCCGCACAAAACGGCCCGCACCCGACAGCATGTAGATGGCCTGGTCGTGCTCGATAGCAGCATGCGGCGCGAACAGCCCCGTGGACTGAAAAAGATCCCGTGCCTGGAATACCCATTGTCCACCCACATATTGTGCCGCATAGGTCGCATCCGCCTTCGAGACGAAGAACTGATCGCGCAGCCCGATCCCGCCAATAATCGGCCCGCCCGGCGTGGCAAACGTAAAATCACCGGCATCATTGGTCGGCGACGGCACCCAGAACTCAGGCACCAGGCCGGGATCGGCGCTGCTGCTCCAACTCACCTGGCTCTCAGCCAGGCCGGTCGGCAGCGTGATCGCCATCGCAAACAGGAAATTCTTGTGGCTGGCCATCGCCCGACAGGCCCAGCCCGTCGGCCAATCCGGCAGCTTGACCATCTTGTTGGCAATCAGCCCATCCCACCAGTACGGCCCCAGCTCCGGATGGTTGACCCACGGCAAGGTATTGAGGTCGCCAATCGAATAAACCAGGTTGTCGCCGGATATCGGACCCCAGCCAACCGGCGTGATGTTGTAGTGATTGCCCGCACCGTCCGTCACGCCGATGCCGGCGCCAGACCCATAAATCCACCACTCCTGCAGGCCCATATCGACGTAGTGAACAAAGTCAGCCGGAAACAGTCTGCCCGTCTCGAACACCTTGTTGATGCCCTCGCAGCGCCACGTCTCGCCATTCTTGAAAAACACGTTACGCCCGCCCGTCCAGCTGGTTTCTGGCACATCTTCAGGCTGTAGATCGAAATTGATCCCATGCAATTTGACCGGCATGAAGATCGGGCGCGTCATGCGACATCCTTCACTATAGGGAGGAAGCCCCAAAGGGCAGGATCGCCCAGGCGCTTGATCTCGACAGGCTCGCCAATCTCGTTGCGCCACCACTCGCCCCGGCGATCCGTCACCACAATCCAGCGCTGCGTAGTTTCCAGAAAAACCGCCTTCCGACCAGTAGGAACATCGTCAGGCGGTACCACCAGTGTTGTGAGCGGCGGTAAACGGTAAATGATCTCTCCGGACGCCCACAGCTCCGGCTCTATCCTGATGCGGCGCAAAAGCTCGCCCGTCCTGGCGTCATACTGGAACGCCGAAAAGGTGATGATCTCTGGGCCGACTTTTTTCATGCGGGCTTGGCCTCCGCCGGCGGCTCATATGCCATTACCGTGCCGCCGCCTTCCATGAAGCGCAGCCAGTCGCCAACTTGGCTGTCCTCGGTGAGGTGCCACTCGACGCCTTGGTCATCGGTGGCGATGACGCGGCGTGGGTCGCCTTGCTTGACGGTCGCCAGCATTTCGGGCGGCAGCGGCGGTGCGTATTGGGCTGAAACGTAGGGCATGGCTCACATCCTCGCGTTGCAGTTGATGTTGCCAGAACCGTAAGCGCCGCCGCCGCCAGTATTATTGATCTTGAAGACAATCGTATCCAAGCTGACAGCCTGCATTGCCACGCCTGAAGCATTGGAATAGCTCCACGCATCGAATGCCAAAGCAGGCGCTATCCGCATCTCCGACGACAGCGTGAGCGGCTCGTAATAAGAGTTCCCTCCCAAATGATAGCCACCTGTCGCCGCGCCCAGTATCCTGTTGAAGTACCGTTGGCACGCCGCCAGTTCCTGCGCCTCGTCGGGCATCTCCCAGCGGGGAGCCACGCCCGTCGCCAGCGGGTCGAGGTAGAGGCCGACATCGAAGAGTTCGTAGACGTTGCTGGTCGAGGCCATGCCATTGCTGGTGGCTGACGTGGCAAAGACGTTGCCTGCCTGCCATCCCGCTGCACCCTGAAACGTCGTACCTGATGCCATACATATTCGCAGCAGCAGCCCCGCACTCGTGTCTGTTGGCCATGTGCCGGACGTATCGCCGGGGATGACCAGTGTCTGTTCCGTGTCGGTGTTGGCCTGTCCCGCCGAGACAGTGAAATTGGCGATGTAGGATCGCGTGGGCGCACTTCCATTGCCCACCATCACGCTGTATGTGCCAGCCGGAGACTTCCACCAGAACCGCAAAACGACCTGCTTTGCAGATGCCGAGCCCCAGCGGAAATCAGCAACCCGGATGCCTTCAACCGCGCTTTGCACGAACAGGTATTCGCCAGCCGCCAGCGATGTATCAGCGGCCACGATAACGACCCGCAGACGGTTCGCTGAGCCGTTGGGCGTGACGACTTGCACCCGCTGGAAATTGATGGTGCCTGTCGTCACGAACAGCACGCCAAACTGGTCGGCGGGGTATTGCCCGCTGCCACCAAGATTGGTGTTGCCTGCCTCCTGACTGATCTGCATCGCGCCGTTGACGATCCGGTTGCGCGCCTGCGCGGTCGCCACGACCGCCGTTGCGAACTGTGCCTTGTCAACCGCGTCAGTCTTCAGCACTGACTTGATCAGCCGCAGATGATCGTCACCTTCCGCCTTTACGTCCGTGCCTTGCGGCCACAGCGCATTCAGGCCGGCAATAGTCGTCGTGCTCTCTACGCTCACAACATCCCCCCCATCGGCACCGCCATCATGCCAGGCCCGAACGCTGCGTTTTGATAAACGCTGTTGGCAATCGAACACTGCTGCTCGAACTGATCCTGATATTGCTTCTGTGCATCGTAATCCTGCACGTATACAGCCGCGTGCTTCAGCAGCGCATACAGGTACACGCTCGGGTAGCGGTCAAGCACGGCGTTTGTCGCGCCATCGGCCGCCGGCAGCAGCCGCTTCGTGTAAAGCACGTCAACCTGGCCAGATCTCGTGGCATACACATTCATCCCGGAAATCGCGTACCAACTGCGATCCCGCCCGTGCTCCTTGAGCGTCTTGTAATCGACCGGATCGCACATCGTGCCATCGATATCCAACGCACGCATCGTCGCATAATCGGGCGGCAAGGGCGCAAACCATAAGTCAGTTCCCTGCGCCAGCGTCATCGACGCGCCCGCCTCATTCTCCGTCACCACCAGCATCAAATTGATGTCCGACAGCGCCAAAGGCTGCAACCCGTCCAAGTTGATGTCCGTCCTGTGCAGGAAGCCCTGCGCTACTGCCTTGCATTCAGACCACAGCATCTTTTGTCCTCATGATAGCCAGGACCGGCATCCACGCCGGGGGCACGATCCTGGCCATATCGATAGGGCGCGTAGCGTCTGGGGTAATCAGCTCCTCCATCTCAGGTGAACGTCGCCGGTCCGCCGACATGCGTGGGATCGACATGCGCCTCCGCGTCAGCCCATCCCCTGTCCCACGTCCAGAACTCACTGGACGTATCGACCGGTGTCGGAATCGGATGCGGGTTGGTGCCTTGCGCTGCACCCGCCCGCCTCGCGTTGTATCCCTCCGCATAGGCCCGCCCATGCTTCTTCTGCGGCGCAACCATCGTTGAGCCAGCCGAGTAGTTCGAGGTGGCGTAGTTGCTGTAGTAGCGGTGCAATTTCCCAGCCATTACCACTTCCCCGTCTGATTGCCGCGGTAGTCCGGATCTCGCGCAACCTTGCCCAAGATCCGGTCTTGCTCTTTGGCGTCACCCTCCACCAGGCCCGGATAGTGCTTGCAGAGCACTTTCCATTGAGCCTCCGTAAAGCGCAGCGCCAGCCGGCCTATGCCATCCATGGTCCGACTGCCGCCGTTCGCCTGTACGGCCCTGTTGGCGGCCATCAGTGCCACTTCATCCAGTGACACATGCTCCCGCCACCAGCGGCCATCCTCTTCCTTCCAGCGGTACAGCTCCGTGCCGTGCCGCTCTACCCGCTCTCGCAGTATCTTCTTCCAGATAGGATCCATCACGCCGTCATCGGCACGGCTTCGTCGATATCGAAGATCGCGCCAATCGCCTTTTCATTTAAGACCTGGGTGCACCAGTCCGTCGCCATCAGGCGGTTTTCCGCGAGGCCCGTCGTCGCCAACGGCTTCACGTAAATCCCCTTCAGGTAGCAGAGCTTGATAAACTCAAAGTTCAGAATGCCCAGCGTCGATGTCGCCGCCGCAGTCGTCTGCTGCAAGCGATTGGCCACCAGGTGCAACGCATTGAAGTCAGACTTGAAGATGTCGATATAGCCGACGCCGATGCCAGGGCCGTCGCCTACCTCAGTCGTCTGCGTGGCAATGCGTGCTGACGAGGTGAACGCATACTCGTCAATGATGCGCTTGACCGGCGCGCGGCACATCGCAACCAGCGCCTGCCCCTCATCGCCACCCGCTTGGAACACCGCCTGCGCCACATCACGCAGGATCTTTTCGGTCAAGGCGCGTTTGGTCCCAGCCGTTCCAGCCGCTACCACTTTGGTTGAGCTGTTGTAGCCAGTGTGGGTACCCGTCGCGCCGGCATTGATATTGGTCTTGGTCCA